GGAACAGAGGGGACCCCTTGGGTTTACCCAGAAGTGAATGGTTTCCGGGGGGGATTTTCCGTTGCCCTTAAGAAAGGGTATGGGATCCCTAGAGTAGTTGCAGAATTCCTAGAAGATCTTTTAGAGCATCCTTTTGTAGATGTAGTCATGGCTTCTTCAGCTAACGAACATTGTGCTAAACTTATTGAAAATACATACATGAATAAGTTTAGTGGTTTTAAATCATACAAAACTTATTATAAGGTAAATTAGTGGCAAAGAATCAATCAGATAAACAACCCACAGAGGGTGCAAAGGTTATCTTTGATAGATTAGCTACTGAAAGAGACAACTATACCCAAAGAGCTGAGAAGTGTGCTCAATATACCATTCCTCAGTTGTTCCCTAAGGAATCTGATGATGGTGGTACTAACTATGAGACACCATACAACTCTGTAGGTGCTAGAGGTTTAAATAACTTATCTTCAAAATTATTATTAGCATTGTTACCCCCCGGTCAACCTTTCTTTAGACTAGGGTTAGACCAAGAGTCAACAATGAAGCTCAATCAATCTGGTGATGATCAGATGAAGGATGCTATTGAGTATGGTTTATCAATGATGGAACAAGCCATGATGAAGTACATGGAAGCTCAATCATTAAGACCTACTCTTTTTGAAGCTATTAAGTTATTACTAATCTCAGGGAATGCCCTATTGTTCTTACCCCCTGCTGAAGGAGGAGTCCGATGCTACAATCTAAGAGATTATGTAGTTCAGAGGGATGGGATTGGTAATGTAATTCAAATGGTTGTTAGAGATACCCTAGCTAGAGGTACTCTACCAGAACAACTACAGTCCCTTTTAGAGCAATCTGGTGAAGCTGATCTTTCAGAAAAAGTAGAGATTTACACCCACATCTATCGTATTCAAGGTAACGAAGGTGATGGAACCTATGAGTCCTATCAGGAACTAAATGGTGAAATTATTCAAGGTAGTGAACAATCATATCCTTTAGATAAGACTCCTTGGATTCCTATTAGACTCACTAAGAAAGATGGTGAACATTATGGTAGATCCTTCGTAGAAGATTACTTAGGAGACTTGATTTCCCTAGAGAATCTATCAAAGTCAATTGTAGATATGTCAATGATATCTGCAAAGGTTCTCTATTTGGTAAATCCTGGGTGTCAAACAAACATTAGAGCTTTAGCTAAAGCTGAAAATGGAGCCTTTGTAAGAGGTAGACAAGAAGACATTGTACCTATGCAGTTAAACAAGTCTATGGATATGCAGACTGTGTTTACTACTTCTCAGAATATTGAAGGTAGATTGTCTTATGCTTTCCTATTGAACTCTGCTGTACAACGTAATGGTGAACGTGTAACTGCTGAAGAAATCCGTTATGTTGCAGGGGAGCTAGAGGATACCCTTGGTGGTGTCTATAGCTTGCTCTCTCAAGAGATGCAGATTCCATTGGTTAAGTGTGTGTTTAATCAAATGCAATCTCAAGAACTTCTACCAACATTAGGTGAACAAACTGATGTTGAGATTGAACCTACAGTTATAACAGGTGTAGATGCCTTAGGTAGAGGTCATGACTTAGCTAACTTAGCTCAAGCAATGCAGATGTTGTCTCAGTTCCCTGATATCATGCAGACAATCAATCAGGGAAACCTTGCTATGAGAGTCTTCACTGCGGCTCATATTGATGCTACAGGTCTTGTAAAGACTCCTGAACAACAACAGGCTGAACAACAGGCTTTGATGCAACAACAGGAACAACTTGCAGGTATGGAAGCAGGCAAGGAAGTAGTTGTAGAACAAGCTAAATCAGATATGCAAAATCAGTAATAATTAAGAGATAATAAAGAACTAAATATGAGTGGTAGTAATCTAACACTTGAACAAGAAGCTACAATGATGGATGAACAGGGTACTGAGGGTATCAATGGTGATTTTACTGTAACAAATACAACTTCAGTAAATGTAGGTGATGTCAATGGTTCTGTTTCAATTATGGATAACGGAACTAAGATTGATAACACTGTAGATGAACCTACAGATACCGAAGGTACTACTGATGAAGGTAATCCCTCTGGAGATAACACTGAAGGTGATCCTCCTGAAGAAACCAAGAAGGAAGGCAATGAGCCTACCATTCAGGATCAGATTGATAATCATGACAAGACCCTTAGTGCTCTTAAGACTGACTTAAAGAACAAGGGTGTTGATTTTAATCAAGCAATCAAAGAATACAATGAAGCAGGTGCTCTAAGTCAACAGACTGTAGCCGATCTTATTAAGGCAGGGTATCCTAAGGAAGTCATTGAGTCCTTCATTGAAAGCAGAGTAGCTCTTGAAGAACGATTCACCAAGGCTGTCTATGAAGTAGTTGGTGGTCAAAAGGAATACGAAAGCCTAATCCAATGGGCTAAGAGTAATCTTCCTGAAAAGGTTTTACAGAGTTATAATCGAGCAATCGACAACAATAACTTTGAAGCTATCTCTTTGATGCTCGAAGGTATTCGGGCTAAGAGAGTAGCAAAGATGGGCACTAGAAACCCATCAATCATGGGGAATACTGCTAGTAAAGCTAGTGGTGCACCCAAAGGCTTTACTTCTGTTGATGAAGTTCGTAAGGCCATGAGTGATCCTCGATATGGCAGAGATGCCTCTTATACTAGAAGTGTTGAAGAAAAGATGTACTATACAAACGGTATTATCTAATAACAACACAAAGCAAACATAAAACAATAATAAATCTACTAATAAACAACAACAATAATAAAATAATAAAGGAATAAAAACAAATGGGTGCTTTATCCGCTGATGGTATTTCTAATCCTGGTCAAAACCTGTCTTCAGGTCAACGTGATGCCCTCTTTATGAAGGTATTCTCTGGTGAAGTCCTGACCGCCTTCGCCCGTACTTCTGTCATGATGTCACGTCACATGGTTCGCACGATTCCGCACGGTTGAAAATCTCTTGCTGTGCATTATAAACTTCTTTAATTGCTGGAACATCCTTGAGATAGGACAATCAGCAACCAAGCCTAATCGAAAGATAGGAAGGCTCAACGACTAGTTATTATAACGTAGGGTACAAGTGTACTCGAAATGGGAAGATATATTACTATGAGTGAAACCACTGAAAAGGGTTTTAAGGTATGTCGCTTATGTGGAAAAGAAAAACCACTGAGTGACTTCTATTTTAGAAAAGATTCAAATAGCTATAGATCTGAATGTAAATCTTGTTTAATAAGCAAAGCTCGATTACAATCTACAGGATGGTCTCCTAAAGATTATGAGAGAGCTTGGTATTTACAAGAAGGTAAATGTGCTATTTGTGGTTGTGAATTAGGATCTAGTCGATACACTAAACCTAATGCTGACCATGATCATAAGACAGGTAAACTTAGAGGGATTCTTTGTTCCCAATGTAATACAGCCATAGGTCTTATGAAAGATTCACCTTATAGACTTGAGTCCGCTATCCGCTATTTAGAGGGACACGGAAGTAATATATAAGATATAGTCTGACCACTTAGGTAACTAAGTGCTTCTTAAGAACAACACAGGATCTTAAGAGGAGCTAGGGAGTAACACCCCTAGTGAAACATGAAGTAATGAAGAGTGCTTCATTCCCTGTGATGGGTCGTACTCATGCTAAGTATCTAACCCCCGGTAATTCTCTTGACGATCAACGTAAGAAGATGGAGAATACCGAAAAGGTTATCAATATCGATGGTCTTCTTACCGCTGACTGCCTAATTACCGATATTGATGATGCAATGAACCACTTTGACGTTCGTACTGAATATTCACGTCAACTTGGTGAAGCTCTAGCTCAGGCCGCTGACTGTGCAATTATCAATGAACTTGCCAACACTGCCGCTAAGGGTACTGATATGCCTGAGAACATTCCAACAAATGCTTCTCTCGGCAATCCTGGTACTGGCAAGGCTTTCGAGTTTGCCACTGGTGTTGAAACTTCAACTTCTGCTGAATACGGCAAGAAGATCCTTGAAGGTCTAATCAATGCTCGTGCCGCCTTCACTAAGAACTGGGTTCCCACAAGTGATCGCTACTTCCTCTGCGATCCTGACACTTACTCAGCCATTCTCCGTGCTCTAATGCCTGATGAAGCTAACTACTCAGCTCTTTTCAATCCAAACACTGGTAAGCTTCAGAATGTTTGCGGTTTCGAGATCGTTGAAACTCCAAACTTCCTAAATGAAGGTGTTGATGGCAAGCACGCTCTCAACTCAAAGTACACTGCCGCCAAGCTACAGGGTATTGCCTTCCATCGCTCTGCTGTAGGTACGGTTAAGCTCCGTGACCTCGCTATGGAACGTGCTCGTCGTGCTGAATATCAGGCTGATCAGATCATCGCTAAGTATTCAATGGGTCACGGTGGTCTCCGTCCTGAAGCTGTAGGTGTATTCGTACAGACTGCTCAGGCAGGTGCTTAATGGTCACGTGGGATGATAAGGCTAGACAGGCTTACTCCCACACTTACTTTCTTCAAAAGAACAAATGGGGATATCAATTAGATGAGTCTGAAGCTATAGAGCTAGGACTTCTTACGATATCCCACAGTTCTAAGCCTGTTCAACCTACTAGAACCCGTAGAACACGGGACACTGTGAAGAAAGAACCAAAACAATAACAACAACTATAATAATTAGGATAGGATTTAGTTATGGTGATCACACCTTCTACAGAACTTGATGCTGTAAATGAAATTCTATCTGCTATTGGATCTAACCCTGTTAATACCCTTGAAGATGATCTTAATGTTGATGTTATCAATGCTAAGAGAATCCTAGAGGGAGTCTCTCGTGAGATTCAAACAAGAGGCTTTGATTTTAACACTGAAGATTCTGTAACTTTACAGCCCGATGCTATTAGTGGGCTTATTCCATGTCCGAACTCTTATCTTAGGTTCTATTCGGACGGGTATAAGCTCATTCGTAGATCGGGCTATTTTTTCGACAATGAGACACAGGAATCTAAGTTCCCTGAAGGTTTAACTGTAACTTTAGTCAGAGAGCTTCCATTTGAAGAACTACCAGAGGTTTTCCGTAAGTATATCACAGTTAGAGCCTGTAGAATCTTTCAGATGCGATATTTCTCTAGTGCTGAGTTAGACAATCATCTAATGATGGAGGAATCTAGTGCCTATGCGGATATTGTCGATTATGATTTGATGGCAGGTAATTACAACATCTTTAATGATGATACAACTATCTCTCAGAATATCCAAAGGAGCTAATTGATATGGGATTGGTTTCACAAAGTATTCCTTCGTATAACGGGGGTGTCTCTCAGCAACCCAATATTGTTAGATTCCCTAATCAGCTTGAAGAACAAATTAATGGGTTTTCTAATGAAGTAGAAGGCTTACAAAAGAGACCACCCACAATTTTCTTAAAGAGACTAGGGGATGCTGTAGATCCAAGCACTGTTGCTTATCATCTTATTGAAAGAGATGAGAACGAGAAGTACATCCTAGAGATGTCTAATGGGAATCTTAGGGTTTGGGATTTATTAGGGAATCCTAAAACTGTAAAGTTCCCTAATGGTAAAGATTATTTAAACGTAGTAAATCCTAAGAGAGACTTTGGGTCTACTACGGTTGCTGACTATACGTTTATCTTAAACAAAACTAAGGTAACTGAGATGTTGCCTGATAGAACTCCAAAGATAAACTTTAATAAAGTCTTAATGGACGTTAAAGGTGCAAGCTATGGTAAGACTTTTGCAATATTTATAAATGGAGTATTTGTTGCGGGTGTTAGAGTACCAGATGGGTCAAGTTCCTGGATGTCCTATTGGATTAGCACTTCTAATATTGCGAATGCACTTTTTGCATGCCTAAAAGGAACCCCAATTACAGGTAATGGTATCCTTATACACACAGACTATTGGTCTTTATCCGCATCAGATCCTTCAAAAACAGGTATGGGTTGGAATCCAGACTGGAATGAAAGGAATCAATATTCTTTTGATGTAATAGGAGATTCTGTAGTAACTGTACAAAGGAACGATAAGACAGAGTTTAATTTTACACTTAAGGATGGATTTGGAGGTCAAAACTTTGTAGGATGTGCAGGAGAAGCTAGGAGTCTTTCTAAATTACCTACAGAAGCCCCTGATGGTTATACGGTTGTAATTGTAGGAGAAACAGGGAGTCCTGATGATGATTATTATCTTAAATGGGATGCCACAAAGAAAGTTTGGAGAGAGTCCTTAGCTGAAGACACTCAATATAAGATAAATCCTCAGACAATGCCTTGGGGTCTAATTAGAGAAGCTGATGGTACATTTACTTTTAAGCCTTTAGAATGGTATGATAGAACAGTTGGTGATGAAGATTCAAACCCTGACCCATCATTTATTGGAAATACCATCAACGATATTTTCTTTTATAGAAATAGATTAGGGTTCATTAGCGATGAATCAATCATCCTTAGCGAATCATCTAGTTTCTTTAACTTTTGGTTTAAGTCTGTAGTAACACTTGTAGATACAGATACGATAGATGTATCAGTAAGCTCAACTCAAGTATCTAAGTTAACCCATGCAGTTCCTTTTGCTAGAGAATTAATGTTATTCTCTCCAACAGGGCAGTTTGTGTTAGGGTCTGATGGTGTAATGACTCCTAAGACTGTTAAGGTTGACCAGATCTCATACTTTGCTTATACTCCTGATTGTGCTCCTATAGCTATCGGACAGAATATCTTCTTTATTAACAATAAGATTAATTATTGTTCTATGATGAGATACTTCACAGTTCAGGATGTTGCAGATATGAAGGATGCTGATGATGTATCATCCCACATTCCTACATATATTCCAAAGGGAATCATTAGACTATCAGGGAATACATCAGAGAACACTGTAACCTGTCTATCAGAGAGTGATCCTGATACACTCTGGATTTATAAGTTTGTCTATAATGGTGGAGAGATGCTTCAATCTGCTTGGTCTAAATGGCAGATGGGTAATGTTGAAGCTAAGGTTCTCCTTGCAGACTTCATTAATTCAGATATTTATGTAATAATTAGTTCTACCTCAGGTATTACCTTAGAGAAGATCCCAATGTCAGGTAATGTTACTGACTTTAGTGATGAGCCTGTAAGACTCTACATGGATCGAAAGATCAAATACACAATCCCAGAGGATAATACTTATAAAGACTATGACAACTATACAGTAGTTTCATTTAAGGATATCTACGGAGCTGTTCCCCTTAAGGGTACTACTTATTATCTAGTGGATACCGAAGGATATCTCTTAACAGTAACTGAATGGGATGATGAAGGTAACTTTAAGTTATCTGGGGATGTCAGAGGTAAATCATTCTTTGTAGGTAAAGCATATGATTTTGAAGTTACTTTGTCTAAGCAGTTAATTAAACAGGGTAATAATCAAGGAGGTATGAATACTGAGGAGGTTGGTAGACTACAACTGCGGTATTATTGGTTTGACTACAGTAAATCGGGTACTTTTGATATTTGTGTTGAAAATCCTGTTAGGGGGTCTTTGTATTGTTATACGAATACTTCAAAAGACTTGGGAGTATCCACAACTATACTAGGATCTAACAAGACTTATACAGGTAAGTTTAGATTCCCTGTCCAAGATAACGCAAAAGATGTTGTTATTAAAGTAATTAGTAATAATCCCCTACCTTTAAACATCATCTCAGGTGGTTGGGAAGGGGTGTACATCCGTAAATCTCAGAGAATCTAATAGGAGAAAAAAGAAATTATGGAGCTTGTTAATAAACAGGATAGGGGGTTTCTCCCTAGTTTATCTCCTAGTGAACTTTCTGTTTTAAATGAAGCTGTATTAGAGCTTCTAAATTATGAAGAAGTAGATATCCCTATTGAACACTTCATCAATGAAGGGATCTATACAAGAACCTGTAAGATTCCTAAGGGAGTAATGGTTGCAGGATGTCTTATGAAGATCCCTACTACAGTTATCGTATCAGGGGATTGTCTTGTTAGTGTTGGAGTAGAAACAAAGAGAATTACAGGATATGCGGCTCTAAAAGGAGATGCTTGGAGACGTCAATTGTTTAGAGCCTTAGAGGATACCTTTGTTACTCTTTATTTTAAAACCAATGCTACTACAGTTCAAGAAGCTGAAAAAGAGATGACCGACGAATGGCTGTTGTTAACAACTAATAGAAAGGAGTTAGATAAACAATGTCAGGCGTAATGGTTGGTGGTGCTATAATTGGAGGTATTATAGGAGGTACTTCTGGTGCTCTAGGTATTGGTAGTGCAAATAGAAACAAGATTGAAGCTTTTAAGAAGCAGATGCGTTATGCAATGCAGAATTATAACATCAATCAGCAACAACTAACTAGACAAGAGCAATCCGCTTATAATGTAGCACTTACAAATCTATTTAATCTTTCAGTAAATGCTTTACAGAATAACTCTGCTGTAGAAGCGGCTTTGGCTGAAACAGGATATGAAGGTAGAACGGCAAGACAAACTAAGAGAACCCTTTCAGGAACAGTCTTGAGACAAAAGACTGCCGTTAAGGATGCCTATGAAGAAGATGTAGTACAGATCAGATCTAAGAAAGATGCTTTGTATGTACAGATGAAGGCAACAGTAGAACAAGCTAGAGAAGGTGTTGATGCTTCACTTAGTAAAGGCTTTAATTCCTTTATGTCGATCATTGACTCTACTGCTAAGGGTGCTGTCATAGGTGCGGCTACAGCAGGTGCAGGCAGTGCTTTCTTTGGTGGAGCTACAAGTACAGCAAGTAATCTTGCAGTGAATACTGCAGGTCAAGCCGCAGGTCAAGTTGCAGGTCAAGCCGCAGGTCAAGTTGCAGGTCAAGCCACATTAAATACTGCTGTTACAGCATCTTCTAGCTTCTCCTTTGCCAATGGTGTGGCAGGGTTCAACCAATGGTATGATCAATACGGGCAATTCTTTAAGAATATGTACAATGCTACAAATGTTATCTCAGCAGGTACTCAAAGAAGACAATACTATGGAGGTTATTACTATTAATTATGCCTAGTTCATATAAAAATACAGACACTTCTTCAGGAATTGCCAATGAGTTTGGACCTTGGGGAACCTCAAATCCCACCTTAAGGAAATTTGGTGGGACAAAACAAGAATTTG